GCGTACTTCGCTGACGGTGTGCGTACCTTGGTGTCCGGCGCCTTGGTTTTCGTGATGCTCATCACTTGTTTCATACCCGCGGCGACCACAATAGCGGCTTGCGCAATTCCTAGAAAACCACCTTGCGCCAATGCTTTGGTAGCGCCTAGGTACGTATTTATTGTAGCCTGCACCACGGCTGCTGCTTTGCCCGCGGCGGACTCCTCGCCTAGCAGCGTTGACAATTGCCCGGCTACATCGCCCGCCAGGGCTACACGCGCGTTCGCTGCGGCCTTCTCCCTCTGTGACTTGATAAGTTCGTAACGCTCGTATATGCTGTCCGTCTCGGCGCCTATCGCCTCGGCTGCGGCTACCTCCGCGTCTCTTTTCATATCCAGCCGGATAAGGTCGGCCTCTAGTGAGTTGCCCAACTTGATATCGTCTAATTGCCTTTGGTTCTCAATATCCATTGCCTGACGGTCTCGGTCTGCCTGTATCCGTGCGTCCTCCTCGGCCTTCACTGATGCGGCGAACTCTAGTTGCAATGCCTTCACATTATTGAGGTACTCCTGCTCTCCAATTAGATTTTGCTGCCTCTTGTACTTCTCGGCTTCTATTTGTGCATTGATAACCTGTTGTTGTTCCTCCAATGTTGCCGCACCATTCTTCATTTCGTTCTCGGCAATCTGCAATTGCATAGCCTCGATAGCATCCGCGTATTGCTTTAATATGGCTTGCTGTGCTTTAGCCTTCTCGTCCGCTGCACGTTTAGCCGCATCAATTTCGGCCTTCTCTGCGTCCTCTGCTGCTTTCCTTCTAGCGTCTAGTGCTGCCTTAATGTTAGCCTGTTTGGCTGCCGCATCCGCCTTTTCGTATCCCGTCAATTGCCCGTATATCTCTTTCTCCTGTGTGGCGTAAGTGGCGCGGGCCTGCTCTAGTGCCGCTAGGGCTTCCTGCTCCTTCCGTGCGTCCTCGTCCGACGTGTATCCCAGCTCGTTTTGGGCTTTAATTTGCTTGTACTTGGCTTCTAGTATCTGTACCTCCATGTCCCGCATAGTGTGCAGTTTCTCGGTAGCCTGCTCTAGAAGCTTCCGCCGCTCCTCGGTGCTCTTATTTTGGTCGGCGGCTAGGGTCTTTAGTTCCTCCATTTCCCTTTTCAACCGTGCCATAGGTACGAGCATGTCCGTTTCCGCCTTGTAAATGCGCTGCATTTCCTTCTCTAGGGCGCTAGCGCTCCGGGCGGCTTCCAATGTGGCGTCCGATATAAGCCCTATTTTATTTAGTAGCCACGTTATTTTCTCGGCTAACCATTCAAAGGCCTTTGCAAGAGCCGTGAACAACTCCGTTATGTAGTCCAACAACCGCCCTATAATTGTTTGGAACGGCGCAAATGCCGCCTTTAGACTAGTTGATAAGTCGCTGTTACGCTTAATCATTTTTTCTATCAGCCCGATAAGCGTTAACACGGTTGTAACTATGAATAGAATAGGGTTCGCCTTCAACGCTGCGTTAAATGCCTGCACGCCCGTTATCCCGCTTTTCATCGCACCGACTAGCGCGCCCGTTCCGCCGGACAGACCCTGCGTTTGCAAAATTCCCTCCTTGACGCTTTCCGCATAGTTACCCACATTTCTACGGTTATCCCCTACGGACTTCTCTAGCTCTTTCAGTTTGTCTGATAGCGCTTTGGTTTGCTCGGTTAGCTCTACGCCCTCCTTGCTAGTGGTGCGCTGCGCCTCGGACATCTTGTTAAGTTCCACGGTGTTCTGCGCCAACTGCGCACGGAGCGCGTTAACGCTCGTGGCCTCGCTGTCAAGCAGGGTTTTTGTGCTCTTAATCTCGGCGTTATTCTCCTTCTGTGCGTTCGCATTGTCTAACAGGGCTTTTTTCGTCTCTATCATTTCCTTATTTAGCTTCCGAACTGATGCTTCGTACTTATCTTGTGATACAAGTCCGTCCGCGTAGTTTTGGTTAAGAGCGTCAAGGGCTGATTTTTCAGTGTTATATGCGGCTTGTAAATCTTTTTTGGTCTTTGCAAGCGCTATACTCTTTGCTATCAGAGCGTCGAGGCCTTTTTCAGCCTCTGACGTTCCGAAATTTAAGTCTAATAATGTTACTTGGTCTGCCATACTTTAGTTAGTTAAATCCAATTTGTACAAAGATAGCTTGCAATCTCCTTTAGTTACATCATATTCGCCTAGGGATTTTATGTAAAAATACCCGCCCAACTGCGAAAAGTAATACGCCCTGTCCAACTTTAGGTTAATAACGTCCGAATAGCTTAACCGGGCCTTGATTTTAACCTGCATTCTAGGCGCAAATAACTTGAAGTGCCTCTTTATATACATCCTATAAATGTCCTCTAGTGCAGTAACATACGTAGCGGTTCCGCCTGTGGTGAACTTGGATGTTAGCGCGACTTTCGGAAATGCCATAAAGTTATACGCGAACGGCAAGCCGGATTTATATGCGTCCTTCACCGGGTTAAGCGTCCCGGGGCCTATCGGGTAACTGTACCTAACATCCCCCACCTGCGTTACAAGTTGGTCGGCGAATTCATCCGGAACTTCTATCGTGTCCACCCCGGAAAATCTATCGCTCCAATCAACTATATATTGATGTCTGTCATTTTTCCGGTCACGTATCGACGGGTGTATGATTGGCTCAATACTTAACGTCTTGTTCCGCCACTGCTTCCGCCAATGGAAGGCCGTGCAAAGGTCGTCCACCATTTTTTTGACGTCCGAGTAGGGGAACCCCGTTCCGGTTACTATCGTCCCGGCTGCGGGTCTGTATGCTGTCAGTACTTCCGCCTTCCCTTCACCCATATCAATGAGTTCTTCCGGCGCGTATCCGTTCGGAAATTTAAAACATGACTGCTTGACCCCGCCTATCAGTCCTTTCAGTATCATATACTTGTCACTCGTAGGCGTGACGAACGCAACGGAATTAAGCGGGGAACCGTACAGCCAAATTCGGTCAGTCAGTTTTGAACGGGCGTATAGAATGCACTCCGTTAAATTGGTTGATTCCGCTACGATATGAAGTTCCGGCAATGTGCTAGGAATGGTAGTGCCCGTGTATTCCACTATCATACGGATATCGCGCCCTACACCCGAACGGATATTGAACCCGGGGTTTTGCCCTCCCGGGGCCAACCCGAAAAGGGTGGCATACAAGGCCTTCATGGTATCGGATATCACTACCTGCGCAATGTCCGGATAGATATAGCCGCCCCGGCCTTTCGTGTACTCTTTAGGTACTAGAGTCATATTGCCGGATGCTACATCATTATCCCATACGATAGACGAACGGGATATCATAATAGTGGGCTTTAGCAATGCTGCGTCAATCGGTTCGGCTACGCCTGAACCCTCGTTATGCTTCGGAGTGAGAACCGGAAATTTGCCCTCTTTCCATGTAATATGGTCGTTGATAATCTTTTCAAGGTTGACGACCCGCGACGCATTTAGCCACCCGGCAAACATCTGTTCTACCTGCTCTAACTTATGTTGTATCCGTATTTCTTCGTCGCTCCACTTCTGCGTATTCTCGACTAGCGATATAGAGTAGTTCCCGCCGTTGTATGACACTTTGGCATAGAACTCCACATCATAGCCCATGTATTGGAATGGAAGCCCGTACACGAGTAACTGACAATCATAGAATATACATTCATGCATGCCCCTTTGCAAATTTATGAACGTCCGGTCATTGTTGAGTGTCCTCGGCACCTTGATAGTAGCCGAAAAAGCCACACTGTCACCTGTCATTGTGACGGGTGATATATTGTTTACTGTGAGTTTTACGGGGGACCCCGAAAGGCCCTCCACGTAATTTCGGTTAATCTTTAACTTTACTGTATCCATTTTTACCCTGCTTGTTCGATTCGTATAATTATATCAGATATCCCCGGTCTTTGGAACCGTATCTCCGTACCCCTCGCCGCGCCTGTCGTATTGGCCGCTATCCGCAAATTGAACTTTCTAACATATTTGTTATTAGGGTCTATGGTGGTTGAATCTAGGCTAACCCAACTGTCAAGCCGGAAGAACGATATCTCATCACGTTGGTTTAGCTTTTGCGCCTGTACCGCTACTTCTGCGGTTCGTTCGTTCGGGGCACTCAGCACCCAAACAGGGTCTAGACGGTGCCAAATCTGATTAGATGATATTGCCATAGCATCAACGTTGGAATACTGTATAATCGGAATGTTCCCCGAGGCCCCTGTAACGTTCGCTGATAAGTTGATAGTTCGGGTCAGACCGGGATTCCAATCTAGCATAACGCGGAACCTATTAAGTCGCACGCCATTTATATTGAGACTGTCGATATTATATGTTCTAGCCTGTGAAGGAGGGATTAACGTAGGAGTCATAGATGCGGCCGTTACCAAATCAAAGTAATGCATATTTCCTTCTCCTGCCTCTACTGCGTCCCAACTAGCGTACACGTAATTAGTAGGCGCATTATTCCATGCACGTTGAAACACTACTAATGTACCTAGTCTCTTTCCGGTGGGTACGTGCTTCACGTTGATGCGAGCAATTCTATCTACATCCGCCCCTGGGCCTAAATTTTGCAGCATGTTGAATACTAATTTGATGTTAGGTGCTTCACGCACTATCCGAATACCCGTTATGAAGGCCTTACCACATTCCCCGACCATATCGGTATAAGGTATTCCGGAAGTGAATGTAAACTCAATATTGCTACGCGCGTTCGCATCATATGCATGCATACCTTTGCCCGCCCATTTGAAATCGTTCGGGAATCTGTCTACTGGACAAGCAACGGACTGCATAACATTCACATCTGCCGTTTGTCCCGTAATATTGTGTGTTGTGCGGATAATGCATGAGCGCGGTACTCCTCCGGATTCCGGCAAATTTATCGCCGGGTTAACATATATATCCCCTCCGTCCTGCTCCAATTGGCTAGCGTCTAGATTAGCCCATGCACCACTAGCGCCGGACATATTAGTAACCCTTAATCTCCCTGCTCCGGCGGTTGCGCAATTCACTGCAAATGACTTTAATTCCCCTTCCGGCAATACAGGTAGAAATTTTGGCGTGGCGTTCACTGCGGGCGCCCCGTACTGATTTACCTTTATTCCGCCTATCTGCTCGGTGGTTCCTGCCTTAATGAAATGCATATATCCCGTTCGGGAAGTTGTGTTAGGATTCACCGCGCGTCTAGTGGACACGGGGGTAAACCCGATATTTCCTTTTCCGTCTGCGGGTGATACGGGGAACAGCCAATCACCCTGCGGCACTAAGTCCCACTTGACATTACTAGTAACGTTGATTAATCCATTTATATCGGCAAAGTACGGGTATGTATGCTCATACGGAGTAGCGGTAAATGCTACGGGGATAATGGCGGGCGCATCCGGTTCAACGGGCGGTATATAGTTGTCCATGAAGCCAATAGTACGTAATGTAATTTGTTGGCGGTACACACGCTCCGAACCGCTCCACCGTGCGCCCGTGTCACTTGTAATCTCCATTTTGTACCGTTGTTCCTCGTCTATTGTGGGGAACTGTTTCGGCAAAGTCAATTCGATATTGGACGAAACTAACAGTTCTTGGAAAGCCGGATAAAACTCCTTTGCGTATGCTACGTTGATAGTCAAAATGCCCTGCTCGGACGCGCCGCCCAAACCACGCATATAAGTGAATCCCTCGTTCCAAAAGTAGTCCTTAAATGCGTACCACATCCATTGCCCATTACGCATATTCCACCGTAGGCGCGCGGCGCATAACATTTGGTCGTCGTTCGCTACGGCTTGCGGCAACTTGTTCTCATATTCTGCCACCGCTATCGTGTCGCCAGTACTCGGACTCTTAATGGTTAGTTTCTTGATGTACCTGATATCTATCGTATCGCCTAGGTAATACTTAGTGGGGAACACGTGCGCGCCGTGGTAATCGTCCACGGGTTCACATGTGATGTCGTAGTTAGTCAGTCCGTTATCCTCCCACGACAAAGACGGCATAATAATGTCGTATGGCTGTCCGGGGATTCTCGGCTTTATCGGAAACTTGAAATTGGTTCCGCCTATCGCTGGCATCATATGCACAGGAACATCCGCGTTAAACAATATAGCCATACAATATTTGCTATTGTGCGCTATCGTGATTATACCTAAATCGTTACCCCCGCCATTTAGTAATGATTGGTCGCGCGTTAACGGGTTTATTACCGTGCCCGCTACCGACAAATCAAACTCAATCTTCGGTGAATACGGGATAGTCTTTAAAAACTTGTTAACCCCTCCTTCTAAAATAGATATCTCTACGTCCTTTGCGGGATTTTCCGGTGTAATGGTAATCGTGTACGACCGTGTAGGCCACACCGGGATAGGCCGCATATAGAAGTTGGTTTCCTCTATTGCGGCGTTACTTACCAACGTCTCGTTGATTATAGGTAAATATACATTCATTAGTCAATATTTAATGTGTCAATAATCGCATATCGTATTATCGTTATAATGTCATTCTGCAATGACAATACTCTAGCCGGGTTAAGCACATCCGACACCACGCCGCCGGGGTTGTGGTCGTTCGGTACCTTTATGCCTTCTTCGCCTATCATCTTTGCGATAGGATAGGCGGCTTCTATCGGTATGTTCGCCCCTCTACGGTTCTTGTCCTCTATCCAACGCTTGATGACTGATAACGGCGGGCGCCTTCCGGCTGCGCGTCCTCCCTCCATTGCGCCGACATAGCGCGGTGCGGTTATCTTAGCGTTGTTGCCACTTACAGTTAGTTTTAGCTCTCGCCCGAAGTTACCGGAAGCTATCAGGCCCTTCTGTATGTACGACTGTTCGATATCGTCGCGTAGCTTGGTTAGAAGCACTTCAATCTGTGTTATCGGATTCTTTGCCATTACTCGGATATATTAAGAGTTATTTCCCACCCCGATTTGGGACTATCGTATATATTTTGTCTCTTGACCACATTTGCGGCCCCGCTAACGTAGTTACAGCCCGCTTGCTTGGCAATGTCGGTGATTGCGGTGAAAGTCCTGTCTAGGACTTCTATTTCCGCTGCGTCGTCACGGAGATAGAAAGACGTTCCCAGCACTTGGATAAGTACCGATACTCCGAACGGTTCGGGTGCCAAATCGGAGTATGTCTGTATCCCTCCGGGTACATCCACGAAAACGAAGTCCCCCGTAATTTGGTTCGCTAGGACATTGCGGGTGTACTCGTCGCCAAAAAACACGGGTAGGCCGTGTCGGCCCGCCCATGTTGATACGTCATCTAATATCCCTTTAAAAGTCATACTTAGTCTTTACGTTATTGTCATATGTGGGTTCGTTCTCGCTGCTGATTGTCCGCCTACCCGTCCATATCTTTTCTTTGGTTTGACGGTAATTTCCGACAAGGCGAATACAGCCGTATGCCCCTACATTCTTGTCGGACGTATCCGCATTATCCTCTAGTATTAACACGCCTCTTCCGGATACCTTCCCAGCTATTCTAGACTTTCCGTACATTGCCAAGGAAATGGTATTAAATGCAATGGTGCCGGAAAACTCGGAGTCTCCGCACATATATACAACGGTATTCCCCACCCGAGACGTAGCCAAAAATTTAGCGTTGTCCTCTATGTGTATATCAGAATCGAACTTTCCTTCTTCCGGGGCGGGCGAGAAAACGCCGTTATCCGTCACGTATGCGGAGCCGAATATGTAGGCATTCTCCGTAACGGAGTTCCCGCCAAAGTAGCCCGTTCCGGTGATTCTAGTATCTTTAACCTTGGCGTTACCCTCTACACGGACATTGCCCGATATAACCATTTCCGTTTCTTTCGTGTTGGTTATCTCGCAGCCTTTACCGCCTCCGTGGTTTCCGGTTCCGCCGAATACGTTTGTACCCGAGATGTTAAATAGCCCGGTTAGTTTTGCATCCTTGTAAATCGTGGTAGCGACCATAGTCTCCAAATCTGAAAAGTTGGCATCTTTAATACTGTCGTAGCTTTCCACTAGTGCGCCGAATTTTTTGCTAGCTACGTGATACACGCGGTACATTCCTTCAACCTCCGAACTACATAGAGTACCGAATATGAGAGCTTTACCCAAATCGGCGCTAGCTTTCGAAAAGTCGATATCCGTGTACACATTGCGGTTAACCGGGTTGTGGTAGAATATACCATTTTCAACGTTACAACGGATGAATTTAAACGGAAAACTAACAGATAGGGCGCTAAGTGCGTCCTTAGGTATGACCTGTTCCGATTGGGTGAATGCGTAGCAATCCCTAGCGATAATCTTATTTTTCGTCACATACGACACGGCAAATGAGTATGAACCGTCATTTACTAGCCTTCCAATGTTGTAAAAATTACCAATAAGCAGGCTATTAGCAGAAACCAACTGCCATTCTACGTTACACTTAATCACATCTGCAAGTATGTTAGCTGCAAATGCTCCGTTACCCGTCTTACTGATAGATAGGTTACTTCCGTCAATTACGGATTTATACGCATCTATATATGCCGTGTTGGCTGCGTTAACCTTAGTTGCAACGGTCATTGCGCTAGTGTAGTTGAATTCTATCCGGCTGTCCTTGATGTTGATTGTACTTTCAAGGGCTATTGGCGGTGTGGTAACATTTGCTTCTGTGATATCAGCCGGAACGATTGCAGCCGTTGGGGTCTTACGGATTGTTATGCCAATATAATATGCGGCGCTGGTGCCCACGTTAGTATTTACCCACGCTGATGCGCCGACTAATTTTTTGTTGGCGTCATATCGTAGTACTCGCATCTCGTACCCTTCGCCCGATATCGTAACATTGAGAGAAACACCCCCCATGTACACAAGAGACTTCAACCGAATTACATTTGCGTCCGCTACTTTGGACGCATCATACTCGGAGCCGATAACGGGCGTTATATCCCCTTGTTCCACATCTGACGCGGTTAATGCCTTTACAGCCGAAGCTTTTCCCGTAATGAACTCATGTGCCCCGATTAGCGCGGAAGCCCCCGTAACGTTAACGAATGGTCTAGGGTCGTTTACCTGGCCCTCGTAGCCATTTGTGTCTACAATGCTATCGCCGCCCACACGGATAGAAGGATAGTTCAGATTGCCGCTGAATATCCACGCGTTGCCCTCCTGTGACAATGTGTTCTCGTCATAGACTATGCCGCCTACGTCGCCAATGTTCACGAATCGGCCTTGTACGCGAAAGGACCGTAAAGCCTTGATACGCTTCTTGCCTTCTACTGTGATTATCTCATACTTTTTAATCATAAGTTATTTGTTAAAATGTTTCTTCATTTCCGCTTTTTCCTTTTCTACTTCCTCGTGCCTCTTGGACAATGCCAAAATAGCGTCCAGGTAGTTAATCCGTTTCGCCTCCTCGAACGAGCAGTTGAACAACTCTGCCGTAGCCTGTACTAGCGTCAATATGTTCTTTGCCTCTTTCAGTGTGTCCGGCTCTGCGTCCGGCCCGCCCGCGCCCTGTGGAAACAACGTCCGTTCCAAATCATCGGCCGTCTTAATCTGCTCCCTTATGTACTTCATCGCGGTTAGCAGGTGGTACACGTTATCGGGTGAATACTCGGCCGTCTGCCCCTCTACGGGCGTGCACCACTTCGTAACCTTCTCCGTTGCCGTCTCGGCTCTGCGTGTCTCGATTAGCTGCCATAGCGTGACTTTCTCAATGCTCGGAATGACGTACACGGTCTTTAGTTTTTTGGTTATGAACGGGGAAGCCTTGACGTACTCCGACAATTTTTCCAATAACTTACTTTGGTCGGAAGTTAGACCCCCCTCATAACACGGGTGCAAGTTACAAATATATTCTAACTGTTTGCGGTTATTATACCGACAAAGTGCATAGTACACACGCCGAAAGACATTTTTAACCTTGCCTTTCCAGTTGGTTCGCTCTTGCAGTATCAGCCATTCAAGGCCGTAAAATCCTTTTTTACTCATATTCGTCAAATTCTAATTGTTCAACTTGTTCATAATATAGCCACTCTTGTTCATTGGTACCGTCGTACTGAACCACTACGCCCAATACGTCCGACTCCAATACCGTTCCCGTCCTTCCGTCCTCGGTAACCTGCACACGCTCGTATATCTCTATCATTGTGCGGCTGCTTTAGGTCGGTACTTTCGGATAAGGAAATCGACGCCATAACGGATAGCGTCCCATGCATGGTTATATGCGTCTATCGGCTCATTGGTGTACAAGTCCGTCATATTGTCCTTGACGTATGAATAGTTATCTGCCTCGTCCAGTACGTTATCACTTCTCTTTGTTACGTGCAACTTGAACTGCTTCACCTGCTGAATACCTGCCTTTACCGAACCTTTGCCCTTCACGCATGGTATAGTCTTGCAGCCGTGCTGCCGTATCTCCACAATACTTTTCTGCTCGGCATTGTCGCACACCGTGTAGACGTTATGCAGTCCGTGTTCCTTCAGTGTCTCGGCTATTGTGCGGTTCAGCATTCCGGTACGGTAACAAATCTCATCAATGTACAAATCCCACCCACGCATGTAGATATCGACTATTGCGGTCGGGTCTTGCTGAAAGCCAAAATCAAGTCCAACACAGCGTTTTGTGTCCTCGCCTTGTAGTTCCTTCGGCAACTCCTCGATAATGTCAATTTCGGGATATATGAGGCCTTCTAGCCCGCCCGTTTGTCCTTCACCATATACGCGCCACCAATTCGGGTCGTTGGCGTTTTTCTCGATTGCCTGTACTTGCTGCTCGGTTAGGAACGGATTGTCCTTGTACGTGCTGTGGATAGTTACGTACTTGTCCCCTACAAAATCAGTCTCGCCCCAAAACCTTCGGACGGGATTAAAGTCGATTATCACCTTTAGCCGGGTACGCACATCCAGTTGCCTAAATATTTCCCTCGGCACCCGTTGCGCCTCGTTGATGAAAAGAATGTCACGCGCCGGGCCGTGTACCTTGGCGGCACTGTCGCACCCGAAGAATTCAATATATACGCCCTCCTTGACGGTGTATATCATCTCGGACTTGTTGAACGCGCTGTCTTCCCATACTCCCTCGTCTATCAGCATGTTAGTGAAGTCGCGTAACATACCGCGGCGGACTGCGGGTAACGTGTCCGTTACGCAACTAATCATTAATGGCTCGGTGCTTTCCCTGGCGATTAGGTAAAGTAGCTGTAACACGCTCCACGTCTTTGAAGAACGCGTACCTCCCTTACTCGCTATCCCTCTAATGTACGGGTCGGTTACCGGGCCTATCATTTTATCGAATACATATGTACACTTCATATAACGCTATTTTCCTTCGTTTTCCGGCACTTTATGTTCCTTCTTGAAGTCCTTTAGCTTTTGGACCCTAGATGCCGTCCTAGGGTCTGAAACCTGTATTGTAAGGCCCCCTTTAATCTCCTTGCCACCGGACGTATAGTCAAGTGCCATTTTCAGCCCGCGCAAAGAGCGGATGTACGTAGGGTCGAAAGCCTGTGATGCGGCGCCCGCGTCCATATCCTGGAATATCATCATACGGATATTGTCGATAGCTTCGGCGAAGCCCTTGGAAGCCTCTAGGCCGAATTCTTCGTAATTGGCTTCATATATGCGTCTGCGTTCCGTCAAGTAGTTAGGCGCCGCGCCGAGGAACGCGCAGAAGTCCGATTCGGACATAAGGCGCTTTCTCGGTATGTCTAGTATGGTGCCCGCCATGTTACCCGACTTAACCACGTCGTGTACTATTATAGGGTGCGCGTCTATCAACTCTCGGTACCTGTTGAACGCCTCTAGAAGGTCGTCCGGTTCCTGCCAAATAGGGGTCAGTCCCCAACGGCGGCGGCATATCTGAAAAACGCTATCGCAGCCGATTTCGTCAGCCGGATTCAGGCGCGTGCGGGATTTTTCAAGTCGGGCTTGCGTACCGACATTTACGGGCACCCCGTCTTTCCCTATTGCCACCTCCGGCGCGGGCTTCCCCGTATCCTTGTTCTTATCTGTTTTACTCATATAAAAATTGATTCTTAATTATTGACAGCAAATATACTACATTCCCACCTCAAATACACGCTAAATGCCTATAATCGTGGTTTTCGTACCGTAACTATCTGTTTTACAGCAACTTAACGTCTCGAAACACAGGGGTGTAATAGATGTCATAGATGTGTCACAGATGAAGAATGACACGTAACGTGCAGTGGCTCAGCAAGTTACGGCTAGTGTCACAGATGTAATTGATATTTCCCTGGAAGGTAAAAACAAGAAAATAACACCTTCATTTTTATATCAATTAATATCAGTTAATATATATCAAATCAATAATGTAAAATCATTCATTTTTATCTCTATACAGTTTATCTATTACATCTATTACACTATATATAACTATATAAATATCAGTCAGTTACGTGTCACTGATGAAAAATCTTTACCTGTGACAGCAAAAAGTTTGTAGTCTGATAATCAGCGCTTTACGCGTCATTGATAGGTGTCACAGATGAAATTGATTTGTAAAGCCTTTTAGTAAACTCTTTTGAGAAGAAAGGTACAAAACGCCGAATTTACATTATTCTCTCAAAAAGTTTTTTCTCAATTTTCTTTGAATCACGTTTCTTCTCAAAAAATTTTTTTCTCAATTTCCTTTGAAACACTCTTTTTGTCCGAAAAACGCCTTTTTCAAATTGCATCTCAAAAAATATTGTTTACAACGATTTAAGTTCAATTAACGCAAAACATTAATAAAATGAGAAAAAACTTTCTTCTCAAAATCTTCGTGTCATCACTAAATCTGTAATAACATAGAAATTTGAGAAGAAAGTTTTTTCAGCTATTCTACTACTTTACCGTCTTTATCCCTCGCGATAAAGCTATGTTTGTCGGCCCAATCGCGTAAAATTACCTTACAATTCCTTAACGCCCTGCACGGTTCCACCATTTCCCACCTGTGGAATGACCATTTCCACATGTCTAGTGATACCGTTCCGTCTTTATAGTAGTTGAGGCGGTATATGACATTTGATTCTACTCGACCCCTATAATTAACCTTCCCTATTCCCGGGCACCATACTCTAGGGATGTCCTCCGTATTGAACTTATCTAGCCGTGTCTTTTCCGTGTCCTTGATGAACATCGTTTCAATAGTGGGTATCCTGTTCGGCTCGGTTCTCGTATTACGGTCGTCCCGTACCGTAGCTATCTCCCTTCTTATCTTTGGAATCGCCTCACAAATATCCATTGCCTTCACTAGGTGATAGGGGAAGTTTTTAGCCTTCCTGTAATATATCCCGTTCTCCTTGCAGAACTTGAATAGGAAGAACTCATTTACATTTAGTATTGTGGCCAGGTCCTGTATTACGAACTCTAGCGGTTTCTTTCGGCACTCCATTTGTTTCTGTCCCATTATAATCTACACATTGTTAATGTGGCTATCAGCGCCAACAGGAACGCCCACACCACGGTTAGTAAAATTGCTGTTAACATTCTCATAACAAGCCCCGGCAAATCTTCCGGGCTAGTCATCCACTTGCAAAATCTCTTAATCATAGCTTCAACGCCTCCCGTATTTTTCCAAGTAGCGCATACATCTCGGTACGTGTCAATGTCAATTGTACTTGCGGATTGTTTTTCCGATAAAACGTAAAGTCCGTAGCCCTCTTTAGGTTCCTCGGCACGCTCTCGGCGTAAATTACCACTTCCTCGGCTTCCGCCTTCCCTATCTTCATACGCATATTATATTGCGCCTTTTCCGCGCGGTACAATGCGGTCTTGAAAATCTCATTTGCTGTGGGGCGTCCTGTCGCCTCGGCCTGTTCCCTCATTTCCTGCTCTCTGAATAAATGCTCCATGTCTGCCATAACTTTATGATTTAAAATATTAATTTAATAAGGTAGTGTAATACGTAATTGCCCAATAGCCACCAGGACAACGTCGCCCCAACGAATCCGCCTACCGCCGTGCACGTGGCATCCACCCAATCGAAATTACCGCCGTGCTGCGCATCTTTGAACTCCATTCCTAGAGCTAGTCCAATAGCCAGCCAAAAGTTTATCGCGCCCGCCGGGATAGCATAAAGGAAGTGTTTCCAACGGTTGGACTCTAGGAACCACCCGAACATTTTAGAAGCGAACGACCCTTTACGCTCCGGCGTCCCTGGGTTGTTAATGCTGCCAGCCTTTACCGGAACTTTTACCAAAAATACTATGAAGTTCCTTGGTATGTCCAATCGTTTAGCAGTATCCGCGCTAGTTTGCGGATATTGTTTAGATTTCCCGTTAAGGGGTTCGTACAGGTGTACGGTACATCTATGTAATGAGTCCCACTGTGTACCCATGTACCTAAATCTTTCCGCATTTCTCAATACCATAGTATCACCTACATTGTATATTTCTGTGTAGGTATCTGCGTAATTTATACATTCCATTATTTTACCTCCTTAAAAATTAAGTCCTTTGGTTCCTCTTCTGTTGCCTCTACACACAACCAATCTCCCGGGCTTTTGCAAGGTTCTCCTCTCTTATAGAACGCGCACCCCTCGCACGTTTCATCTTCCTTTTGGCGTACCGCCACGTAGGTTACCCCCTCGTGTTCCTTGGTATCGCCGGGACTAAATTTTGTCATTCCTGAAAGATTTTCCATTATTTTACTTTTTTAAAAATTAAGTTATTCATGTTTCCTACCTCTACACATAGCCACCCTTTTGGGCTTTTGCACGGCTCGCCTCTCTTGTAGAACGCGCACCCCTCGCACATTTCGTTTTCCTGTCGTACCGCTTTGTATGTTACGCCTTCGTGCTCCTTGGTATCGCCTTCTCGGAATTTTGTTAACTTTAACTTCCTTTTCATAACGTATTTAATTAAATGAATAAATGCCCTAATATATGTTCTATAACCTTTACTGTCCACCCGTTACCGCACATCCGGTATATCTGTGTGTCAGATACCACCCACTCGTACCACTCCGGTACGGTCTGCAACCGTGCGCACTCTCTAGGCGTTAACCGTCTTAACGTGCTGCGATTCTCAATCAATAGGTTTTCTTTCTGTACCGTAGTGAGACAATTAGACTTTCCGTCCTTCCTCGGCTCTAGGTGCTGCCTAGTAACCCCGTCCTCGCACGCCCTTCCACGGCTGGCAGCTATTATAAGATTATCTTTCCCGTCCTTGTAGCACCGTTGCAATAGCGTGTTTGCCTTTCCGTCCGGCGATACAACGCGCGCACCGAAACCGTTTCCCTTCTCCGTACTTTTCTCGGTGTGGTTAATCATGCCCTGTATAGCCTTGTCGGATACGTAGTACTTTTCATCTACTTCGTCCTCTAGGATATCACGTATGTATATTCCTTCGTCTTTCGGTTGGGGTATCTCGGCTATGTTAGTCCAATACAATCTTTTCCGGTTCTGCGCGGATACTAGGTTACTGTTAATCTTGACGGGTTCCACTCCGATAGCCGCCGTTAATACCGCTTCCCATTTCTTCGACATAACTACATTTTCTAACAGGAACTTAACGTCCGGGTTGTACTTCCGTATGTCTGTAAGTATGCGCATATACTCCCAAAATAGATACGATTGCCCCTCAAATTCAAATCCCATTTCTTTGAGGTCTAGGTAGGTTTGCAAGTCGGTTATATCTACCTTATCGGTTGTAACCATACCCACCTGTTTTCCTGCAAATGAAAATGATTGGCACGGGCTGCCGCCTATAAGCAAATCTAGCTTATCCAATTTTGATACGTCCACCTTTGTAACGTCCCCTAGTTGGATAGTATCCGGGAACACGTGCGTAGTCTGCTGTATAGCGAACTTGTCCACCTCGGAAGCGTAGTACTTATCCGGGAAGCATCCCAGTTCGGTCAGCGCGATTTGTCCGCAACTCATGCCGTCGAATAAACTCAATACATTCATATCTTATATTTTTTAATCAATTCCTTAACTATGTTCATTAACCCGTCTTGGGCTGTTGCCTTTCCATTTAGCACACTTATTACCCGCTCGTCTACGGTTCCCTTGCTTATCAAGTGGTGTACGAATACACTGTTCTTCTGTCCCTGCCTCCACAACCTAGCGTTGAACTGCTGGTATAATTCTAGGCTCCACGTAGCACTGAACCATATTATGCGGTTTCCGCCCTTCTGCATATTCAGACCGTGCCCCGCGCTTGCCGGGTGGGTAACTAGTACGGGAATCTTTCCCTCGTTCCAGTCCCTTACATCATCCACGGTGTTAAGCCTTCTAGCCCCGAACGGTTTTAGCGCCTCCATTATCCGGGCTTCCTCGTGCTTGAATCCATACGCCACAAGTACAGGCGCTCCGTTGGCAGCCTCAACCATTTCTATAAGTGTCTCTATCTTTTCGTTGTGGACTTCGTACACGTCCCGTACTTCATCATAGACAGCGCCGCCCGCGTATTGTAGTAACTTGTTCGTGAGAGCCGCCGCGTTAAGTGCGGTTATCTCCTTGGAATCGCCCCCGGTAGCGTCAAGCAGCGTTAGAAGTTGTTCTTCCTCGAACTTGTCGTATGCCTTCTTGACTTTCGGTGATAGTTCTACGTAGTTGTTGATGTAGGACACTTCCGGCATATCTAGGAAATCTAGAGCCTTCATTGATAATGTTATGTCGGATATCTTCCCGCCTATCACCTCCTCGGTATTGGCTAGCGGCTTGTACTCGTAGACTATTCCCGCGTTCTGTCGCCCCGGACGGAAGTAGTTAGCCCGGTAATCGGTTATGGTCTTTCCCAGTCTTTGCCCCCCGTCTATAAGGTACATTTGCGACCACAGGTCTATAAGTCCATTTGGCGCTGGCGTTCCTGTAAGACCAACAACACGGTTGCAACTCCGGCGGATAACCTTTGCCGCCTTGAACCGTTTGGCGCTGTGGTTCTTGAAACTGCTTAATTCGTCAAGTACTAGCATATCATAAGGAACTTTTTGCCCACCCCACATTTGTAAGAGCCACACGAGATTATCCCGGCTAACCGTGTACACATCCGCATCCGCCCTAGCGGCAATCTCGCGTTGCTTGGCGGTTCCCTTGATGACTGATACACGTAGGTGCCTTAACTGCTCCCAGTTGTTAACCTCGTCTATCCACGTCATTTCGGCCACTCTCTTCGGCGCCACTACAAGTACCTTGGTTACTTCAAATCGTTCTATAAGGTCAGACACGGCCGTTAACGTGGACACGGTTTTCCCTAGTCCCATATCGAGGAATAGCGCGGCGAACGGGTTGTTCTCAATATGGTTAACGGCCGTTATCTGATACTTATGTAAGTTACTTCTCCGTAGCATATCTTGCATTTCCTATACATTCCGGTGCTCCGTTCGGTTTCAGCCTGTAAAAATCACATCCTTTACAAGTTCCGTGCGGCGCCTCTTTAACTACATATCTAGTTCTACCTTTGCGAAAAACCTCGCCTACTTCATAATAAAATCTTTTCATCACTATATAATTTAAATTGTTATTATCTCATTCCTACCTCGTCCATGTACAGTTCGGTTGCGAGGTCTTTCCGTGTCATCCTTTCCGGAAACAATTTCAATACCTCGTCTATTACATCTAGTATATCGGGAAAGGCTGACTTGATGCCTAACAGGTTGCACAACTCCCTAGCCGGGTTGCTCTTGAAAACTTCATCCGTGTACGTCTCCCGTAGTTCGTCTACGCCTGCAAGCAGCGCGGTATCTTCTAGGATGTTGAGGCCTCTACGGGTGTGCTCTTTCCTTATTATCCGGTCGGGTACCTCGGACAACAAGTATTGTTGCAGGTTATCCGGAAGCGCCTTAATGGCGTCACCAATTGCATATCCCTCGGTCGGTGTACCGTGCGCCATAGCCTTAACCAGGTGCCCGAACTGATTCACGCGGTCTACTTTAAGTTTCTTGTTAAAATCTTCCATGTCTTAATATATTAATAATCTGATAGAATTACTATGTTATCAATAGGCACTGTAATAATCTTGTATCCGGCATTGTTCGTGTAGGCTCCTTGGCAATTGCATCTAACTACTACTACCTCGTGATTTTCGCTAGGGTTATAATCTAACACCCACCCGGTGAAAGTCTTTCCACCGCCAAGAAAGCAGACCTCTCTAGCGCCCCCGTCCTTCCTTGTAGTTAAACTCATAATACGCCTCTTACAAAATAATGCCATATTGCGCACGGGCATTTGACCCCTTTCTGATATACGTAAGTGGTATCCTCCATTATATAGGAATGCCTCTAAATCCTGTAAGGTACGGAATACTTTCCGTTCGCGCGTCTTGCGATTAGTCGCGGAAAAAACCTTTCTATCGCCTACGTGTACAAATACTTCTAACAGGTTGTTGCCATTGTCGTACACCTCGTTGTAATCTCTTTCCTCCATGTTATTTTCCTCCTATGATTTCTGCCATTGCTGTTAGTTCTTTCCGGCTCACTACAATGTACAACGTCTTTCCGCGTCCGTATATCTGCCACGTCCCGTTGAATTTGGAATAAGTAGCCGTATTTCCGTCCACGTTGTTAAGGTTGACTATCTCGCCCTTAGTTGGTTTGTAGCCCGCTAGGGATGTTAATAGAGCCGTAGCGGCGTCTTTATCTCCCAAAGGTATATCTAGCTCGTGTGACGCTGCATTAGCTATTAGGGCGGTAATCTGATACGTTACCGCGCCTTCTTTCTCTACCTTCACCAACTTACATGTACCTAGGCGGAACGACTTTATAACTTCCAATTTCCCGGACTGGCTAGATACTTGCGCCATTGCGCTAACTGAAATCAAAACTACTGCTAAAATACTAATTAACTTTTTCATGATTCTACTTTTTAAATGTTATTTGATTGGTTTATTTTTAATTTTAAAGGGTTATCAATTGCATTTAATGTATCCGAACTCGGACATAAAATTTTCGGCTCTCTTTAACGATTTGAACGTTTTACTGGTGGATACCGTTACGGCTGTGTAGGTCGGTTTTCCCAGGTAGTTATCTATCATTATCGCGCCTGTTGGTTCGTTGCTAGTGCTAACCGCCTTCTTATAATCTATTATATCGTTCATATTACTTAACTTTTAAAGATTCATTAATAATAGTATCGGTTTGTTTGAAAATTCGTACATTGCAATTCCATTTCTTGGCGCGTCTTTCTGCCTTCCGTCTTGCTGCACCTTCTGTGTAGTCGTTCCACATTTCAGTAAATGTATCAGTTACTCCGAATACTGCTACCCAATTGTAAGTCTTTGTTTCCATATCTTCTAATTTTTAAAGGGTTATCACTGTTAT